ATGGCCCATGTTGTAATCATTTTCTAAACCTTTCCGGGACGAGCTATAAAGCCCGCCCCTTTGCTATTGTCAGATATTGAAGACTACCAGCAACACAAGTAACACCGCGCCTATGATAGCCATCTTGTAGAGCAGAACAAGCAGGTTAAAAATGAACACCTACGCGGCAATCAGTTCACGAGCTGCGTCAAGAGCCTTTGACTTGTTGTCCCGCTGTCCACCATACAGCGCAACGTCGAAGCGTCGATCCCGCCCGGTGTCTTTAATCGGGTTATGGTCAACGATGTTCGTTACAGTCTGGAAAGCGCCCCAGACAGTGATCGCGTTATCGTCGGCCCGTGCTGATTTGAGATCGTGCCCGGCGTTCAATACTCGATCAACTGGCGCTTCCTCAATGGCTGTCTCGACGTTCGAGAGATCGATGGTTGTGTTGCCTGTATCAACGGCCTCTTGCATCAGTCGCTCAAGAGCAGCTAGACGATCCTTCTTCAGCTTGGCATCGCTTGTAGACTTCGCAGAGATATCTTTACCGCGAGACAGCGCGATAGCCTTCTGCACAGCGCGAGAATGTATGACCTTTCCGCTATCGTCAGTCTTTTCCTTACCGCCAAAGACAGTCCGGAAAAATTCAAGCTCTTCTGCACCAGTAAGGACACGCTTTGCCATCTTTTTAGCAAGCTTCTCAAAGTCGCTGAACTCTTTTTGAAAGAGACCCAGAGCCGTTACCATCGCCTCGCTGTCGAACGGCACCTTGTGATTGTGTTTAATGATCTCTTTCGCGGTATCGCGAGCTAACGTCCACGTATTGTTGCAGACCACTCGAATAGGCGTGAACATGCAAGAGTTCGCGCCGATGCCGCGATGATCTAACGTAAACACAAGATTAGACACGACAGTATCATCACCATCCAGCGTGAAGCCTTCATTTGGTGAAGCCATTGCCCACACCTTCTGACCATCGAATAATGAACCGGCGGTGTGAATATGAAGCGAACCAGCTTCCACAAATGGCTCGAAGAAATCGAACATTTGCGAGTTCTGAACAGGTTTATACATCTCGGTTACGCACTTACCAAGAATAGCGCCATCCGAAATGCGCTCGATATAGTAGCTGGCATCGATTGGCGTCCCGTCAGCTTTATGATTAGGCGCAAGTTGCACTTCCCAATCTAAACCGGCGGCAGCTTGTATCTCTTTGAGCGGCGTATCGGTTGTGATCGATGTGCCGAGACCGTGCCACGGGGTTTCACCTACGAATGCCATATTTTCAACTGCGTGTACCATTTTACGTTTTCTCCTGTTTGTTACGGTTAATGAGTACGAGCATAGAATAGGGGCGGTGCGAAGCGATTGCAAGCGTTTATTTTTGTACACATTGAACACAAGCGAAGCCGAGCCGAGCCGAGCCGAGCCGAGCCGAGCCGAGCCGCCCGGTATAAAAAAAGCCGGAAAGAATTACTCCCCGGCTCTTTTAGATTATAGTTGACAAAATTTAGCATTGACAAAAGTTAGCGTTGACAAA